CTGTGGGTATCATATCGTTCTGTTTATCGACGATAGGAGCGGAGATGTATGTCTCCATTACTCTGTCATTATACCACTCTGGTCGGTAGACTTTCCAACCAGTGTTACTTTCGTCTGCCACAAATAACGCACACAAATACGGATATAAAAAGAAAAATATTTACTCGGGTTACCAGATAACGCACACACTTGTGTGCATTATTTGGTTATCTTTTCTTGACTCTAATTTGTTGTTGTGCTAAATCTGATATTTTTTTTTCAATCAAACCTGCTAAATCTTCAACTACCATTTTTTTATTTTTATGAAAAGCCCCGCCTAAATATCTTCGAGGATAAGTTCCACGGCGCATTATAGTGGAAGTAACCATTTCTGGATTATCTAACTCGAATCCATGCCTATTTGACCAACTTAATAGATTTTTAGCTGGAGGTTTGTAAGATGGCCTACCAATAGCAGGCCCTGTTCCGTATTCCATGTGAGCTGCATAACTTACATTGTTGCCTACAACCTTACGCATTGGTTCATTTTTAATTCCTCTAAAACCTGATGCTAAACGCCCTGTGTCATAAGCTCCAGCAGGGTCTTGCATAGTGCCTTCACCCTTTGTTGATTTATTATATCCTTCTACTAAATTTTTAATTGCATCATCTTGTATCACAATAGCAGTTTCTAGTAAAGCCATGTCTAAAGAATCCTCAACAACTTTATCAAAATTCTTCATAACTTTTTGAAACGCAGCATCGTTTTTAATACGAATTGGTTTACCCGTTGGCCCAAATGTCATTTTTTATACAATTTGACGTTTTCTATGTGGTCGTCGCCATACTTTTCTTTCCATTTTTTGTCTATGTATTTCTGCGCTTTTTGATAGTAATCTACACGTTGCTTGCGCTGTGCCGCAAGTATAGTTTGCCTGTCTGCATTCTTCCATGCCCTTTCTGTCTCACACTCTTCACAGAAACCGTTAGCCGCTATATGGACTGTCATTGCTCCTCTTAAACATTTTTTACATTGTTTGCTCATACTATCCTCACTAGTTGCGTTCTCTGATTAGGATGTAACAAGGAGTGTCCTCTTAAATTCATCCTATACTTTGCACCTACTTCTTGTTGCAACATAATTAATTCATTTAAATACATTCCGCCTTTCGGTTGTCTTTGTGCTAACTCTTTGTGTGCAGGACATACTCTTCTATCTTTACCGATAATCAACCCATACTTAAATTGTTGTCCCATACGTTGCTCTGCTATTTTATATCCTCTTAATCTACCTTCATTTGCTATTTGATTAATCTCCGTTCGTGCTATTCTTGTAAGCTTGTATGTTTCACCAATGCCTACTTGACGCATGTTTTGAACAATTACTGGAATGCTGCTGCCTTGTGCTATGCCTGCCATTATTGCTGCATTCATTTTTTCTACTAATATATTTTGGAATTGATTATAAGCGTTAAATAACGCACCTTCATTCTTTAACAACCTAAGAACTTCTAAATCTTCAGGCCCTAAATCTGGTGCTTTTGCAGCCGTCTTACTTATTCCTTTTATCTCACCATATGCTGAACTATAACCATTTCTAAATGCAAAATCCATGTCATCTAAAATTGCATCACGCATACGCTTTGCTAACATGATTGCAATATCATCAACTTGTGTGCGTAATTTGTCGTAAGTTCTTATTTTTTCAAGTTGTTTAAGTTCTTGTATAAGGATTCCTCTGAGCTCTCTAGCTGCCGATTCCATATATCCAGATGTTCTTTTAGCTCCTCGGCCTCCTGCGACTCCTGAGAACTGCTTCGAAAATCCTGACGCACCACCTCTGGCTGTTGAGGAAGCTTCAAATTACCTTCACTATCCAAATCCATCTCCACTCCTACATTCTGCATTTGGGTCAATATCTGAGCCTTCAAGTTCATGTTGTTCAAATATTTTGTTTCATCTTTTTCATTAATGTCATTAAATCTAATTTTCCACGTGTCTATTTCCATAAGTTTTAACAATGGTTTTAGGAAACCCATCTCTACACATTGCTGCGTTTCTCTAATAGTCCTGTCAAAGATTGTAATCTGCTCGCCTTCTGAGTTAAGTCCACCTACTCCTGCTAACTGACCTACAACCAATGGCATAACTCCATAAGCACCGTTTATGTCGTTGTTAATGCGGTCCATGTAAGGTAACATCATCAACTCATCCATGTTAGGCATAACAGGCACAAACTTCGCTGTAGTGCTTGCATCCCTACTACTTAGAATAGGAATAAAGTTTGGATTTCTCCTTGTCTCTTCTGCAATGTATTCGCCTAACCTATTCAATGACTCCTCATCGTGGCCTGGAACATCTAAGAATCCTTTAGGTGGTCTTTCCAGTCTATAGATTTTGTTTTGGAATGACTCTATGGCCAATGCTGTTTCGATTTTTTTGGAAAGACCTATAATTGGCGACTGCCCATATAACCGAGCACTCGCACTGTATTTGTTAAAATGTATAATCTCATCACGTGCAAAGGGTATCTTACCATCATCATATTCATAATAGTAAGCCATAAATTCTAATTCAACACCTGTCTTTGGATTTACATCGCCTTCCATAAACTCTCTAGTCACAGGGTCAAATTTTTCTTCCTCTACAAAACGACCATACTCATCTACATGAAATCGCATGTGCTTTGCATCTTCTACCCAAAGTTCTTTGACTACTTTATTTGTAACTTTACCAGAGCCATCTGCAACTCTGTCATACACAACACTTACCCAGCAGTCATCAAAAACTTCTAATTGTCTAATCATAGCCTTGAAAAACTCTGAACCTGTCATGTCACTGCTACCGTTTGTAGGATTACGTAATAATCTTTCTACCATTTTACGTTGCTCTGGGTCTCCATCGCCTATGGCTTGGTATTCCCAACCTTTTGCGACCGACTGAGAAGCTATCCTAGTTATAACAGTTCGAAGATGAGAATACCTGTCAGCTAATTGTTCTAAATAAAATTGGTCAACCTGCGGAAGTATAGATTGCCTATATGCCGTATCAGTTGACACTCCTGAATAAACTGGTGTCCTTGCATCCTTAGAAATATCTGCTGTTGCATCCTGTAAGAATGCATCTATGCCAGTTGTCTTTCTAACTGGTTTGCTCCTGAATCGGTCAAATATTCCCATTATAGTCTCCTCGACTCGAGAACATGGCGATGCCTGTGTATATAATCTTCGATGACAGGCTCTAACATCTTAGAGACTGGCGTTTCTTTGACTTTCGCTAACGTCTTAAGATTTTGTTTTGTCTCAACAGATATTCCCCACAGTTCCATCCGTGTTCCGTTGCTGGGTGAACTTGTCATCTGGATTCCCAGTGTGGCTCCTTAGTATATATGTCTTTCTGTAAGGGAGATATGTCCTATCTTAAATGTAGTCCCATCGTGTAAAAACTAATCTCTTTTTTTCCAAATTATGCACACATAATTCACACATCCATAACGCCATAACTGCATCAGGCGTATGTCCTTCTAACCTTCCATTCTTACCATAAATCAATCTACTCAAACCGTCTACTAACTTACGCATACCTGGTTTTGAACTCTCTCTAGCCTCTTTGTTCCAAGGTATGTAATACTTGCCTTGCTCCATTGCTAACGCAATCCTAGGAACTCCAACATCATGCCTGTGCTTTTCTTTACCTGTATTGTGACCTTCTACTGGCATACCATCTAACTCCTTAGCTGTGTGAACCACAAGCCTCTGATAACCATTAGACTCTACCATAATCTTATCTGGTTTGAACTTATCTGCCAAACTCTTCATCGTAACTACCTGCGCCTCTAACCAACCCGCACCCTTAGCCCGAATCTTACCACTCCAACAATACAATACTTTACGTTCTAATGTTACTCTATTGTAAGCCATTATCACATAAGCAGATTCGTCATTCTGACTGTCCATTCCTACAGCCAAATCAACTCCCATAGTCACATACCAATCCTGACCACGTTCTGCTAAACCCATACTCATACTCTCTCGTAAACACGGTTTCAAAACCTCGTGAGGTATCACAGCACTCTCTGGGTCTAACGGATTTAACATATACTCAGACTCAAACGCACGACTTCCCATCGTCTCTCGTTCCTTGTCAAGCCTTTCCTGATTCCAATACTCAGGCCAACGTGGTGTGCCGTCTTTCTTCAATGCTGGATGACGAACTGAGTTCCACTGACTGTTCTGTTGCGCCCAATCAGTAGCATCTCCAACTCTCTTCTGCGTTCCTACTAACAACATCTTAGCTTTCGGCAATCTCATCGGCATTACAACTCTCTTTATGTAGTGAATAACCTTGTCATCAGTCATATTAGGAAACTCCTGCAAAATATCGTCCAAAATTATCATGTGAACGTGCGGACCTTCTAACGCTTTGCCAATACTTGCCGCATGAACCCTACTTCCATTGTTAAAATACTTAGCACCCTTACGCCAAGTCACCTTGTCATCATCAGTTTGCGACTTCATAAACGAATTAAGCCTCCATGAACGTCTGCATATTTCCTCAAACTGCTCCAGTTTGTCCCATGCCTGCTCTAAGGTCGCAGAAAGATATAACGCACGGTAATTTGGCTGCATTGCCATCTGATACGCAAGTGCGGACAAGCCCCATGACGTTTTCAAGTGACCCCTTGCACAAATTATCGAAGTATGTGTGCCTGCCTCAAACGCATCTGCCCACTCTGCATGCATCTGACCCAAAGGGACATATTCTCCAGGCTCTAATTCCATGTAATGACGCAATACATCGTCAATAAATGACTCTAAGGTAAGTGGTGTTGTCTTTAATGTCTCTAAAGCACCACTAATTGCTAAGTTCAGCAGCTTGTCGTCGATTTTTTTCTTCGATTTTGTCATGGTTTAACCTAAATTCAATCATTTTTGGCGGAGAATCTCCATAGTAATCCAAAAATTGAACTAACGTTTGTATATCCTCGGTCTCTTTAATGATTTCGCCATCTTTAAAAATTCGAATCATCTATCCACCCCCTTCCATCCCAACTATAGACATCAAAATGCCTTCGATACCTGTATCTGTCTATCAAAAAACACTTAGCCACCTTATCATCATTGTCATAATACGTCTCACCACCATTTACACGCTTAAAATTGTTGTCTTTTATCAATTTTTTCAAATCCTCTACAGTTATTACCCATAATTGCTTGTCCCTAATGTTAGGAATGTAGTATGCAAAGTGTGTAGCCTTCGTTTTACGTATCCCACTCGGCTTTCCACGACATTTATACTCAATTACCATGTTTCCTGACCCACCTTCGTCCATATTCTTCTCCCAATAGTCACTTTTTACCTCAAAAGTCACGGGTTCTTCGTAATCATTCTGAAAAAGTATGTCAAAATTCGCATTATCATTGTATTTCTTAAACTGCTTACCCATAACCGTTTCGACAAAATGCCTAACAGCCATTTCTCCTTTATGCCCATCTGCCAAATCCTTCTCAAAGTTATTATTCATCTAAAAGATAATATGTCCTTCTCTATTTAAGTGTTTTCTATAGCAATAACTCCTTCGTAAACTTCTGATTTGCATTCACAACCCGTATTTCCAACGGATACAAGTGCTGTTTCTTCAATATAGAGTCGCTTCCTTCCGTGTTTACAACCTCATACACTATTCCCATGTCCGCATCTATCACATCCGCACGCAAACCTGACGGCTCAAACACCGCCTCTGTGTAAAACTCGTGCCCCC